CAAGATTACATCAGATTTAGTAGGTTATCTAAACGATACACCACAAATGAAAAAACCAGGACAAAGACAAGTGTTCGATGCAAATTACCTAGATTCATATAAGCAGACTTTGTCTGGATTTTATGGAGATCAAAAAAACTAGTGAAGAATGATTAATTTTGACTTAACTCGAGATAGAGATGTTATTTTTAGAAGAACTATCTCAGCAATTCAACTAGCAATAGAGAAGAATACTGATGTTGCTGAATTGCCAAATGTTAAAGTTGCCGAATCCGAAATTGATGCATTTGTGTTAAGAGATGGATGGGAAGATGCAATTGAAAAAGCAAAAAAACACTTCGAAGAACTCGAAGATTATGAAATGTGTCATACATGTATGTCACTAATTGAGCAAATTAAAAATAACATTAACTAATGCAAAGATCCACAAAAAGAAGAGGTACTGCTGCACAGTCGATTCCAGACTTGCTAAAACAGGTTTCACTAAAGCCTTCACAAAAAGACTATCTTGATACTATTCTAAATAATGATATAACTTTATGTTATGGACCAGCTGGAACAAGTAAAACGTTTGTAGCATGTTATGCTTCTATGAAATTACACACAGAAGACAAAATACAGAGAATAATTTTATCCAAACCAATTCAGGAATCTGGAGAAAAGCTTGGATTTTTGCCAGGAGATATTAAAGAGAAAATCGATCCATTTATGGAAAGTTATCGAACTAACTTTGAAAAAATTGTTGGCTGGGATAACTTAGTTAAATTAGAAGGTGACGGTCTTATTGAATTTAGACCACTGGCATATATGCGAGGAGCAACATTTGACAATTGTCTAATGGTATTAGATGAAGCACAAAATGCAGATTTTAGACAGTTAATGCTGTTTATTACCAGAATGGGAAAAAATTCAAAGGTATTAATTTGCGGAGATGTAAGTCAATATGACATATCAAGAGACAAAGTGGCACTTCCTAAATTTATTGAAATGATGAAGGGTATTAAAGGAATGGGAATTCACACATTTGGAGACTCAGATATCGTTCGTAATAAAATTTTAATAGAAATTACAGAAAGATATGAGAAATGGAAGACCACAAATAAAATTAATTGGTAAATTAACCTAGTACACAATAACACTATCTAGAAAAACACTTTTATGGCAATAAACAAAAAGCTAACGGGTTACGAAGATTTAAACCGTCGACTTAACGATGAAATGCAACAGTTAGCTGAGGCAATTTTAGCAAAAACTTTCTCCGAAAGGGACCGGAACCGATTGGTTCGTATTATGGAACCGAAACTTAAATACTTTATTTGGAAGTTCTTTAAAGATAAGGACGAAACTGAAGAGGCTCTACACAATACGTTCTTTAAGATTTTTAAGTCGCTTGATAGTTATAATCCAAAATACAGATTTACTACTTGGATCTATACTATTGCTCGAAATGAATCACTATTACATTTGCATAAACTTAAACAGCACATGACTACTGATATTGATTTAATTGGAAATTCTCTGTTTTTAGTTGATGATAGTCGAGATAATTTAGAAAAGGAGTATTCTTTGGAAAACTTATACACTGCAACCATGCTTGCAATTGAAGAAATGCCAGAGTCTTTGGAAAAATCTATCCTAATCGATAAGGAACTAAATAAAATGAAAGGCGCTGATATCGCAAACAAATACGATATGAACCTTAATACAGTTAAAACTAAAATACGAAAAGCTCGTAAAATACTAAAAGACTCGGTTTTGGAAACTAATCCAGAACTAGTCGAAAAAATAAAGGATCTTTTTTAATGAAATACGTAAATCCAATAGTCTTTATTAAGAAACTAGTTGCGCTAATCAAAGAATTAGCCCTATTTAGAAAATATCTTGGGATAATTACCGAATTAGAAGCAGCAGGCGACCTTCAAAAGCTTAACTTAAGACGAACTAGCTTTGGTCGACTATATTATGTTAAAAATCTTCAACCAGAGGTCTTATTAAATACTGATGATCTGCTTGGATTTGAAATAAACCAGGTTAAAGAATCGCTTGCCGATTATAATGACCCAATTACAAAATTGGGAATTATCGATTTTGTTAAAACTGGCTTCAGGAGAATTAAAACACCAGAAGTCTATGCATATTTAGTATGGATGGATTTTGAGTTTAAGGAAATTAATCTTGAAAGATTTTTTTATGTAATCGCATATCCGCTAATTGCAGCATTTATAATTATGCAGTTTATACTACCAGCCGGTAGTCTAGTGGATTGGACATATGTTTGGAACATGTTAAATGCCAAATAAATAACAGTATCAAATAATATTAAATTATGAACAAAGTAGAACAATTTTTACAGAAACACGGATTAAAAGTAGTAATATTCTTATTGATTTTAACCTATATGAAATCTTGCGGTGTAGATCGCGAGGTTGTTAAAATAAAGAAACAATTAACAACTCTAGATTCGATAGCAACAAAAAAGGACCTTGAAATAGAGGGTCTTAAAGCAGAAAAACGAATGATTCAAGCAACCGATCGTAAAATGTTAGATGTTCAGCGTCAATCTGAAATTGATGTTGAATTAAAAAAACTTGGAGCACAATAATGAAATCTAGAGCAGCCCATTACTTTATAATTGGTTCTTTTGTTACTCTATATCTCCTAGTATCAATTATTTCAACAATCCACGTAGTAGACTTTTTTAAATTGTCTAATCCAACGTGGCTAGCCATTTCTCTAGCAATTGGATTTGAAGTCGGAGCCGCAGCGTCCCTAGCATCTATTATCGTTTTAGATAAATGAATAGGGGTATTGTTTGGGGACTTTTTATACTTTTAACTGCTATGCAGGCAATGGGAAATACCTATTATGCATTTTCACACCTAGAAAATTTTACAGGTTGGGTTGAACTATTTGGCCTTCAAGAAGAGGACCTAATTTATCAAAAGCGTATCCTTGCGATTATTTCAGGCGCAGTTTTACCAATTGTCGCATTGGGTTTTATTAAATCTCTAGTTGACTATATTAAACCAGAAGAGCCTAAGGCTGAACCAGAAATTTTGGCAGAAGAACCTAAAATATCAGATTTACCTGAGTCAACCATTCCTCAAGTTAGTGATGATTTCCAAATTGGAAACAGCGGTGCATACGAACATACAGATGAGCCTAAAATAGAGTCACCAAAACCAATTAAAACCCCTAAGGTTAAAAAAGAGACTCAGCCAGAATCAGTGAAATCTACTGGACCAATTGAAGTTGACTTAACTAAACCTAGGCATATTGATTTACTAGAAATTCCAGATAGAGATACCCGAAGACTCTCCGCGGATGAAAGACTCTCTAGAGGAATTACCCAATAATTTGGAGGTAAATAATAAAAAGAACGTCTGCTAATGTCTTACATTAAATTTAAAGGTGATCCAAGCTATAAGCGAGTTAACGCTGGCATGGCTAGGTTATGCGATTCAGTACCTGTCAAAAAGTCGCTTAGGCTTATTGATAACTGCTTTTCAATAGTAGACAAAAATGTTAGCCAAGTTGATCTATGTGATTTCGGCAAATTAGCTTATCCAACCGATTCATATGCTAAACAAGAGTTGGAAATTTGCCAAGGCGAAACAGCAACGATATTTACAAATAGTTTATTTGGAGGAACAACCTCAACCGCTGCTACTACACTTAATAGTGCAGCAGTAACCCTAGCAACAGCCAATCCACTAATTAAAGTTGGTACTAAAGTTTCAGGAAGCGGTATTTTAGCAGGAACAACTGTTTTAGCAATTGCCGGAACAGCCTTAACGTTATCTGCACAGGCGACTGCAACCGCAGCTGCTTCTGTATTAACTTTTACAGAAGTATTAAATCTAAATAAAGCTTACGTAAAGGGTATTATTGTATATGTAAACTATCCTATCCTTAATGAAGATGGCGCAGAAATTTCTCCAGATCAATACCACTTAACATGTGGAATATCTTCAGTTCTTGCAAATGGCGGAACAAGCTCATCTAACT